GATGTACTCAACGACGACTGGGTGCCTCAGGCCTGCGGCCGTGTAATGCTGTCTATGAAGGTGGAAGCAGTGTACAGCCATGCTGAACCAAACAAACAAGGTGGAAACATCCCCGTTGCCGCGGACGCGGACTCTGGCGTGCCTGCCACGCAAATGCTGTTTTAAATCGAATAAAGTGAAAACACTGCCTATTCATCGCGATTGCGCTTGCGCAATTTAACTAGCTTGTCATCGACAATTGACCAAAACACCCACCTATCGGGTGTGAAAACCGACGCATCAGGCATCGTGTTTGTAAATGCCCACAGTGCCGGACTGTCAAACCGGCGTTCTGTCATCTTGTATCGCGGATCAAACGCGTACCCTTCTTTCAGGCTTTCCAGTGCTGAGCAGAATGACTTGAGCTTGTCCCATTGCATTGCCCGCGGAATGTCAGCGACAAAAAACATCGGCGTCTCGCCGTCTTCATACTTGGCCAGCATCCCCAGTGTGGCCGACATCAGCTTTTCCCAATCATTGAGTGGCGGAAGTTGGACGATCTTGGTGCCAGTGCAGGCAGCTACACCCACGAGAGTGCTCTTGCCCTTACAGCCGTCAGGGTCGACGATACAATTGACTGTGCGGCGCTCTCTGCCAATGCTGTTAATGACAGATTGTTGCCAGGGTCGATACACCATTGTGTCACCAGTTCCAAGCACTTCTCCAGGAATGTCTTGACGATATTGCCAAGGGACGTACAGAGGACGCGGATCCGTCGACGCCATCTGGGTCCCCGGGATTCCTGTATCGTACTTTGCGACATAGGTCGCGATTCCACCAGTTCGCCATTCCTCGGCGACCTTTGCGCACGTAATGCTTGCATCGAAGGTAGACTTTGTGATCGCAGGCAGGATCTTGTTTGCTGCGTCTCGGAGGAGTTTGACTCCACCATTGCCGGTCTTTTGACCGAACAGACTTCCACGAATTTGGTAATGTCTTTTCAGTGCGGTTGTGCCAATCTCGCCTTGGCCAGCCCACTTCTTGAACACTTTGTCGAGGTACTTGCGAATCTCTGGGAGTTCGACTTCCTCGGGCCAGACAAAGTTTAGGTCGAAGACCACACCTCGTTCCGACATTGTTATCTTTCAATGCACGAGGTGCACGACAGGTTAAGAACCTTTGTTGTGAGAGATTTTTTGGTAGAGTGACAGAAACTTGCTTTCGCCCAAAAAATTCATTTCGGTCGATGAGTCACAAAAGACGAATAAGCGCCGAAATGATGTGAAATATGATGACGTCATATTTGTTGTTCACAACTTGTGTGACTCATAGTCACCAACACCATGCCTCGTTATGGTCGCCGGAGGAAGACATATGGGAAGCGCCGTCCTACTCGTCGGGCGGCACCCAAGAGGCGCAAGCGCGCAACTTCGAAGTCGAAAAAGCCGCGCGTCGGGAATTTCGCTCATGTGAAACTGATTCGCCCAATCAGCCGCAAGCCTTTCGGCACAATGACACGGCACGTGTACTTTGGAAAGGCGGTGATCCAGAACCGTTTGTCCCAGACGACAATGGCAGACGCCACGCACATTGGTGTGGGCCCGCCACCTGGATATCAGCAGATGCAGTACTGCACTCTCCACCTGAACACGCCTGGTATTTTCAACCAGCTCACCCACCAGGAACCGGCACGGTGCAACTGGACCTGGCAGAACGAAGACTCTGTGACCATTTGGCCCAGTGATGACCAGCCGCACTTTCTCGCGGACCCAACCGGCGTGGCCAAAACGCCGACTTACCTACCTGGCTTCTTTGACCAGGTGACAAGGGCAGGATTTGAATACCTGAACCACACGTGTGTGTCTTACACGCTTACGGTCACGGCCACTCCGATGCCCAGCGATGTGGAAAAATACAAATGGAACGACCTCGACGAGAGTGGTTTGGTCGCCAACAGTCGCACTGTCGACAATCAACCTGGTGTGCTCTTCATCACCAAGCATTCGAGCTCCCAAGGCACGAATCCGTCAAGCCTCAGCAATACGACCTCGTTGTCTGAGTTGTACAAGCGCCCCTTCACGAAGTACCGCAAATTCAAGGGAGGCGCAACCACCATGGGAATGAACCAGCCCGGCGGCCCGGGTGTTAGTGGAACAGCTGTTGCAAACGGCGGAGCCAACCAAGCGTGTTCCGTCTCTATGACATGGTCACCTAAACGCATGCACGGTTTGAAGGACCTCGCTGACAACCTGCAAATGCGCGGCCAAACGTCCAGTCCTACTGACATTGCCAACCCGCGCAAGACCACGAAGATGGTCAACCCACGCGAACTCGACGCGATCACTTTCGGCATTGTGCCCGAATTCCAAGCTAAAGACGCAGGAGAAGGCGATGTACTCAACGACGACTGGGTGCCTCAGGCCTGCGGCCGTGTAATGCTGTCTATGAAGGTGGAAGCAGTGTACAGCCATGCTGAACCAAACAAACAAGGTGGAAACATCCCCGTTGCCG